ACAATCCATTCCATTGTTTAGAATCTAATCAAATGTAGTGATAATTTTTTAATCATTAAAAAAGCGCCCATTTCTGAGCGCTCATACTAACTATTAAACCCTCGTATTAAAAAGGGATGTCATCCGCTTCCTTACTTTCGTAGGAAACCTCATCGTCTTCAGCTCGGTTAAATCTCCAAGCTTCCAGAGTATTGAAATATTTTACTTCGCCTTTTGGGGATGTCCATTCTCTGCCTCGTATGTTTATATCAACATCCATTGCATCGCCAAGATTATAATCACTCAATAGAGGGCAATTATCTTGCGTTAGCTGTACTAAAATTAATTGTGGGTACTTATCCTCGGTTTGTATTACAAACTCTCTTTTAGAGAACTTTTCCGTGATTTGCTGGGTTTCCCCTTTTAGGTGTAGTTTACCTTTTACATTCATTTGTTTTTATTTTAATTGTTCGTGTTTTGATTGCATATTAGTTATAGTTTCTGCAAACATATTCTAATTGAATATTATTTAGTTTAAACCATTCGCCTCTCACTCTTTGTTTTTCATACAATTTATGAAGCTCTGACTCGTGGTCTTCCTTAAATATCTTGACCGCTTTTAATGTCGGCTTTTCAGATTGCAAAGTTTTTTCTCTGCTTAGCGGGTCTGTTGACTTGCCTATTTTATATAGACCTGTGTTTTCGTCTTTTATTATGTAACATTGAGATTTCGACTTATACCTCGTTAAAATATCCATGTTGTTGAATTCGATTACTCGATGTTCGTTGCTCCTCATCAGTTCTATGTCTTTTTCAGCTTGTTTTATTTGATTAGCATATCTATTATACCAATTTATTCTTTCTTGATAATTTGTTATTTTTAAACAAAGACCAATTTTTTTAAAAAAATCTACATATTCAAAAGCGTATTTTTTTATCTTGCTATACTCTAATTTTAAAAAAGAATTAAGGCTAATGTAATATTTTACATCATTATTCCATCCATAAGAAAAATTATGTATCCTAATTTCTATGTCATCAATGCTATAATCGTTTTCTTTAAGTCTTAGTTTATCTACAAAGTGTGGGTTTTCAAATTTACCAAATCCAATTCTTAATATTCTATCATCTAAAAAACCCCAATTTGCTAAGTGATATATAAAATTTACATACTCATTACGGCTTTCAGGAAAACAATATAGACACGGGCTAAAATGACCAGGTAAACTATATCTAATAAACTTGTATTTTAAATCCAGCAATTCAAAGTCATACTCATAATAATTTTTTTCATTTTGCAATAAAAAGGCATAAAACTGCTTTGCCTTGCTTTCTTGTATAACCCTTTTATACCTTTCCCCATCAACTTCAATTTCTTTGGTAATTTCTTTTGTCATATCCCAATAAGTTATTGGTATGTTCTCCTTTACTCGTATGACATTGTCCTCAGATATAGACAAGAATTCTTTTTTTAAATAACGGGGATTTATTTTTTTATACAATTCCTCAGCGTTGCCGTACTTATCTGACATTTTCTTTTGATATTCATGATAATCCATCAGCTTATTACTTTAAATTGTTCGTGAATTAATGTCTCGTAATACTCTCGGCATTCCTTAACTCGGTTGTAAATCTTTTCGATTGCTTCGGCATCGTAATCAATCTCGTAGCATTTTATCCTCTGCTCCTTTGGAACCCTATCAAAGTTGTGTTGCATTTCTACCGCGTTCCTTACAATTGGGTTGTCGTCTATTTCTTTGAGCTTGTAATGCACCCTTCTAACCTCATCCTCTACAATGTCGCTCGGTGTATCTACTAAGCAATAAACAAGGTAGGCTTTCCGTCTTCCTGTAAGCTCCATATAACCTTGCAACTGGTAATAGTAGTCCTTGTTTGGTATATCTTTCTTAAACCAAGGAAAGGTAGTTGCATCATAACTACTCTTTACATCAAGCACAAAATCGTCATTCAGTACGTCAGGGGTGCCAGTTAGGTATTCATTCTCGAAATCTTGTTCGTTTTTTGACATTGCGCCCATGTTTAGAACCTCCTCAGCAAGCTTTATACTATCATTTTCAACCGCTATTCCTTTGTCTATGGCTTTGCTCCATACATCTTTGCTGTATCCATACATGTTCTCAATAGCATATTCCTCTAAATAGCCTTGACAGGTCTTGCTCAATTGCCCTTTTGTTCGGCTGTTAGGCATTATTTTACCAATTGCGGAGCATCTTATCTTAAAATCTTTCATAGTTGCTCTATTTGTTTAGGAGTTAATGCATAATTTTGTTTGAGTTTCTCTGCTGTGTACTCTCCGTTAGCTATCATTTCTAATGCGTTTTTGAAAGTAGATGCGTTTAGCTTCTTTTTCTCTTTCGTCTTTCCGTGAGTATTCGTAGAGTCAGCATCCTTTGTATCGTCAATTAAGAATAATCCATTCAATGCGTACTTTCTTGCGTAACTGGAGGAACTACCAAAGCTCTGCGCAATATCCATTCCTTTACGATTGATGTCAATACCAGCTTGCGCTTTTACCGCTTGTACTTTATTGCCATCTGTTATCATTGCAGTAGCTTCGACATACATACAGCCAGCAGCTTCTTTTACCTCATCGGTAAGGTTCAATACTAAACCATTGAGTAAAGGCTTTACAGCCTCCATAATGTCCTCACATGAGCGATATTTGTACTTGCCAAAACTATTATACTGATTCTTTGGTGCTTTCAGTTGTTGTTGGATTTCTCCAAGCCTTTCGATTAATTTATTCATAACGTGTTTATTGATTTTTGGTTTATATAATTTTGCGCTTGTTCATAATGCGCGATGTATCTCCTAAAGTTGTTGTAACTTGCTCTAAGTTCTTTAGAGCCTCTGTAATCTCCTTTTACAGCGCATTTTTTTGACTCAGAGTAGAATGCTTCTTTGTAGGTTATTGCCTCGGCATAAGTTAAATCAAAAAGCCATTTGTCTCCGATGCGCTCGTTGATTATTTCTCTGTCTTGAATTTTGATTGATAAGATTCCAGCGGTCGCCGAAACCTCAATAGGTTTTCCTTTCATAATACGATTTTAATTGTTAGTGATATAAAATTAATAAAATATTCTTTAAATAAAAATTATTCTTTTAATGCTTTGATCTTTTGCTTGTACTCCTCAATAATATCTCGCAGCTCCTCCCTTGAATACTTGCGCTGCTTGTGCGCTTCTTCGTGAAGTTTAATTAGTTCTTCGCCTCCTATCCGTTTTTCTATACCTATTTGATAATTCAATAAATCTCCGCTTTTATCTTTGTTGCACGGTCTACTACATTGAGCATGGCAATTAAAAGGATTGAACCTGACAGAACCGTGACCTCCAGCAGAATAGTAATGACCAGCATCTATATTGCCTTTGCGTAATGGCTTACCACAAGAAATACACGGATAACCTTTTGTTATATCTCTTGCTCTTATATATGCGTTAAAATAACGTTGTGCTTTTTTAGTTAAACTTTGAACGGTTTCAAGCTTTTCTTTTAGTTCTTTTTTTTCTTTTTTCCAATTCTTGACCTTTGCAGTTTTTACCCATACCTTAACGCATTCAGTCTTAAAGCAGTATTTTTGATTAAAGTGCTTGGCTTCAAATTTCTCTTTGCAGTTTTTACAACGTGGCATCGTCTTTTTGAAATATGTAAACTTCTTCTACGTTACAATCTATGTTAGCGCATAAGTGTACGTTTATTACTCCTTCTCCTTCTAAGTTAAAGTCTTCGTATTCGTGTTGCTCTTGCCATTTTATTGGCTCTGTGCATTGTGGGCATTTCATAATTTTAATTTAGCATCCTTAATCATTTCTTTTAGCTTGTCTATTTCGTGTTTATGTTCTGCAATAATTATTTGATTTCTAAGATTAGATTTGCACTCCATATGATACTCTTGCTCAAATTCTAAAAACACGTTGTGAAAATGCTCAATGTCTTCTGCGCTTTCTTTCATTGAATTAATCAAATCCTTTCTTGCTGGATGTTTTTCTTCAAGCTCCTCAATGCTTTCTTTGAATTTGATTAGTACCGTCTTTAGGTTAATCTTTGCTTTTAATATTTCTAAGGTGTTCATTTTTCTTTGGCGTATCTTTTATTGTAAACGTTAGGAGCTGGATTCTCTTGCTCATAATATAAAAATTTTTCTTTATCAAACCACATTATTAGTTGACCTATCTGACCAGCCGAGCGAGGCTTGATTTTATTGAAGTTGATTATAACTTGATTGGAATTTAAATCCTCACGGTGTACCGTTATCATGCACTTACCGCTATTGAACCATTCAGAGCCTCCTTTCAAATCGTACGGACTTGGAACGCTTCGCTTTCCGTTTATCTTTTCCGTTAGCTTTGGATGAATGATTGTATGCAGATGTAATTCGTTGTCCTCTGCGATTTGGTTTCGGTACGGTAAAACTACTTCTAAATATTGTGCATATCCTCCAAATTCATGGTAAGGATGACTAAGGTCTTTCCAAGAATCAATGCTTGCTGTTTGTAAACCGCTTTTTTGTTTAATCTCAACCGCATAATCATAGAACTGGAAAGGAGTCATCTTTGCTTTTACATCCTTTTTAGTTAAAATATGGAAGTGCTGAAATATCCAATCTAAGGAGTTTCGTATTTCTCTATCCTTGATTACGTTCCGTTCTTTAGGATTGAAGCTCTTGCCTGTGAGCTTGTGAATCAAATCCGCAACAATCTCAACATTGCTACCAACATCAGGGAAGTAAACCAAATGCTTCCATCCATAAAACTTTGATGTATTCAAAAGGCACTCCATTAAAACTTGTGTTTTCCCTGACATTGGAAATCCTGTCCAATCGGTGCAGTTTCCTAATTGCATCGAATAATACTCATGCAATCCATCCCAGCCTAAATATTTACCTTTTTGATTGTAGTTATCTCGGTGTTTAAATATCTTATCAATTATGTCTCCTGTCTCTGTTACCTTGTATCCGTCTATTGCCACGCTGCTTTAAATTTAGTATGTTCACTTTTTGGTTGTTCCTTCTTTAGCCAATTCTTAGCCGTTAAATATAATGATTTGTATTTCTTATTTTGTTTAAAGTTTTCGATTGCATCTAAAACAGAATCAATTGTTTCTTGTGGATAGACGGATTCTAATTTTTTAAACTCGTCTTTTGACATAGACAAATGAGCGAAGCTTCTGTATATACTTTCACTAGGACTATCACTAAGACTAACACTTACACTATCGGGTTTTTTGGGTTTCTGAAAAAAGGCTTGGGTTTTTTGGGTTTCTTTGGGTTTCTTAGGTCTGCCTCCTTTAGCTCCGTTTATTCTTTGCTTGTCGACAAATACGTTGTATTTCTTTAAATCACGCTTTAGAGTTTGTTTAATGCCCTCAAAAGCAATATCAATGATGAACTCCGCTTCGGGATTCTCATCAGCGCAGTATGAAAATATGTGTTTGATTAATTTGCCAGCTTGTTCATCGGATAATTTGTCAAAGATTCCCCTTTGATCCATATAAAGAATAAAGCTCTTTTTGTCTTTCGCCATAAAATCTTATTTAAAAAAAAACGATACGCTTTCAGGCGGTGGCAGCCGTACTCACGCATCGTAATAAACCAATGAAAAAAAGTCTCGCCACCTAACTTCTTTTAGAAATCAATCTATGTTTCCATAGAATAACCAAATTATGAACGCATAAAAATAATCAATTATTTGTTCCACGGTTCAACTCTTGTGATTTTTTTTATTAATCCTTTCCATTTACCCCAAGCATGGATTGCCTCAGACCTTGAATAAGCCACAACGTAGTCAATGGCTTGCAGCGGATTATCTAAGTCTTTATCGCTTTTGTATATGTTGTACTGGATTCTAAAAGTATGCAGTCTGCAATCCGTTCTTTTTACTCTGCGAGAGTACAGCTCAACGTCAAAGTTATCCCAATCCTCTGTGTTTATTTTATGTGCCATCCTTATAAGTTTTTGATATATTCCTTTACTTGTTTCTTCATGTACTTTTTATCCAGCCACTCTAAAAGCTCAATAGTATTAAATACCATCGTGAACTCTTTGCCGTATTCGTCTTTCCCTACGAGGTAGGTTTCGTTATCAGGTGTACTCATGAACGTATTAATGTCATGAAGCCTCTTGGTTATTTTGTTCTCTGCCATTATCCGAATATTAAAATAGTGTAGTAATACACGGTTGCTAATGTGCATAAATATACTATGCCGTAAATCGTATCTTTTATTCCGTCTTTCATTATTTAAGTGTGTTAAGTTGTTTAGTAAATCGTTCATTCAATCTGCCTATGCACATACCGTAGATAACGATATTGTGTTCGTTTTTCTTTTTGATATTAGGCATTTCTAAGCCGATACCAAAGGCATTTGACCATTCGGCATTGTCAATCCTTGTTTCAAAGTGTTCGATTGCTTCCTCAATCTCTATGAGAAGCTCTAAGGTTTCCTTTCTGTTCATTGTTCTTGGTTTTTTGATTTTGTTATTGCTTGAGCAAGTAGAACTTGAATCTCCTTGTTTACGCTCCTAGCATTTTTCTTTGCTGATGCCTCTATTTTATCGTAAAGGTCTTTCGGTAGGTATATCAATTTTTGTTTCATACCCCAAATATATATAATTTTTATATAACTTTTATATAATTGTTATATAATTTTTATATAAGTATGCAAAAATGATTAGAACAAGTGCGTTAATCTTGCGACTTGACCGTTCTCTTTGTGGTGTATAAAACCCTCAACCGCCTTTGCGGCGTGCTGGAATCCTTTTTTGTGATGCCAAGAGTCAGTTCCGCTTGGACTTCTTAAACTTTCAACGCATAAACCGATGTAGTCTTTTGAAAATTTGTGATGGACATGGTGCGTGTAAACGTATCTATGCTTAGTTTTTGCCCATTCAATAGGAAATTCTGTTGCCATAAGCAAAGGTAAATCCTGATGTTTTGCCCCATCCCCATGAGTTGTGCCGATGAGGTTGTTTCCGAAACGGTATGCTTTGCGATGCCTCATTGAGCAATCAAAAGTGATTTCGTTGTTTCTCTTGAAGTAAGTTTTCATAACCTCAGATAAGAAAAACCCAGACATCGTATCGTGGTTGCTTGGATTAAAAGTAAAATGAACTGGAGCGATTGCAATTAATTGGAGTAGTATATCAACATAGAGCTGCTTTGCAATCAAGAAATTGCTGTACCATTGTCCGTCGGTGTCTTGAGGGGTGCCGTTTGTCGTTTGTCGTTTGGGATTGTCGATGTGCAGAATATCGTTTCCGCCGATGAATAATATCTTTTCGATAGGGAACCCTTGCGCTTTGTTTAAAATTCCTTGTACGCCCTCCTTTACCCTTTTAACGGCAATCTGATTGTTGTAGTCTTCGCCTGTTTCAAATGAATCCGCAAGCTTTCCGATGTGAATATCTGCTGGGTCAATTACAAGCAAGTATTCTTTTTTTTCTGCGCTTCGTTTTAATGAAGGATATTTAGGCGCAAACTTTTGCATATCCTCAATAAGCTTTTTGCAGAGTTCTTCTAACTTATTTTCGGCATCGTCTTTATGTAATGGGTTCTTAAAGAATAAGCTCGCCTCTCTTGTTTTGAGCCATCCGTGTTTTACGCTTTCAATATCAACTCCAGCTTTTTCGGAGGCTTGCTTCAAACCTCTATACTTGAAGAGCATTTCTGCTTCGTCAGGCTTTAGTCTATATCGTTTGTTTTCACTCATACATATTTGTTGACCACCTTGCCAACTATAAATAGAAAACCACCTACAATACATAAGCCAATAATCAGCCACATGTAGTTTGGTTTTTTACTGGCTCTTGCTTTCTGTACCTCTACTCGTGTTTCCATTCTTATCGTATCGCGGTGTATCTTGTATTCAATTCTTGTCTCCAATCGTGTTTTTGGCACAAACACGTTCTGATAGTGTACTATTGTGTCCTTGCTGCTAAAGTATTTCTCATATACAATTGTATCGTGTTTCACTACTGGAATAGAATCAATTGTTGCTATTCTTATCGTGTCGCTTGAAATAAGCGGTTCTAAGCCACGTTTAAGTGCTTTCCGATAGTGATAGTTAGCCGAACAACTAAATAGCGTTAAAACGCAAATAAGGCTATAAAAACGCATATTCTTTACGTGCATCAAAACTCGGACATGCCTTGTTAGCGAAATCTCGATGACCAAAAATCTGCATATCCTTGTTGTAAGTGTATATTAATTGCTTTATCAATTTGACCAAAGCATCCTTTTGCTCTTTGGTTCGTGTATCCATAGCCTTGCTCATATCCTTCGACATTCCACCGACGTATGCAATACCTATTGAATTTTTATTTTCGCCTGATGTATGAGCGCCTGACTTTTTTAATGGTCTTCCGTATTCAACCGTACCGTCAATATGCACGAGGAAGTGGTAGCCGATGTCATTGAATCCTCTTTTTAAATGCCACCGCCTTATGTCATTTACGTCATGATGACGTCCAGAGGGCGTAGCTGTGCAGTGGATTATGATTTTATCAATCTTTCTCATTAATGTTTTTAAAGTCCTGAGTTACTTCTTTGGCTCTTGCGAATAAGTTCTTTAGGCTTGCCCATAAGTCAATGCCTTTTACAGCTTTGAAGTTTTCGTTTATACTTATAAGCTCGATTGATACCAATACTAAGGCAAGGATTTTTGTAGTCATCAGCTCCACGCTAAAGAATGTCAGAACAATGTCATTCAAGATGTAATAGTCGATGAGGTAAAACAGCATAACGGTAACCTCATACAATAGAATCTTTGAAATTACAGAGCTGAGTTTTCTGGATGTAATCGGAGTGCCAAGCTTGCGAGATTTCCAGACACCAGTTAAAGTGTCAAGAATTACAGAAACACCGATTAAAATAAGTATGCCCGATATAGGCAAAAAGAAGCTGCTAACAATTGCGAGTAATTGCATAGAATAGTTATTTAGTTTAGTTAGTAGCAAAAGTAATTGTAATTTCATCGCTCTATGTATTCAACCAGTTGGTATGTTAAGTAAATTGCAAGAAAACAACCAATGCACCGTAAGTGAAAAGCACCACTCCAAAACAAGCTAAACGCCGAAAGGTATCCAGCAATGAAATAAAGTATCGATAGCGCTTTAGTATGCATTATTCTACAGGTAAAGGTTCAGACCATTCATCGGTAGCCATAAGTTGCAAAGCTTCATCGTGATTCATTGCTTGTAAAATCTCTACGCTTCCGTCACTTATAAAGGTAGGCACGGCATCGTACTTAATTACAAACTCAGTTTCATCTAAACTTTTGCGAATCGTTTCTGCTGAAGTTTCGTGTATCTGTGAAAAGTCGATTAATCCTAAATCTGCTATGCTTATTGTTGCGTATGTTTCTGCTACTTTTTTCATTTTATTATTTTATTAAGTTGGTACATCAGTTGAAAATGTACTGAAGTTTGTCATTGTTCCGTTATTGCCGCCCGAACCGTTGTCCGTAAGAGTTGGAGCAGTGTCGCCATCGCCGCAACGATACCATAGTAATGGGTTGTATGTGGCAAGTGATGTGGGTACTCCCGAATTATAAATGTCATTAATGTTTGCAGATTGGTCAGAATTCCAAACGGCAATCTCGTCCATATTACCTTGAAATTCTACGTTGCCATTAGTGCCATCTGCAATAAGCAAAGGCGTATCAGATGCTCTAATTCCTGTCAAACTTGGTGTTGCTTGTTTTACATTAACACCGTCAAAGAATATATTAAATGAATTAGTATTTGTTGTTCCATCCCAAGTAACCATAATATGATGCCAATTTCCATCGTCAATATTTGCATCTGATGCAGACACAACTGTATTAATGGGTCTTTGACCCGCATCATTATGAACGATAAAAGCTATTCGGTTACCACCGTTACTTAAATATAAAACCCAATTTCTTTTATTTGAATTACTCCAATGGTATTCTCCTATCAATTGTTTAAATCCCGAAGTTGATTGCGTTGTCTTAACCCACAAAGAAATACTTATTGCACTATTCAGGCCTAATGTGGTAGACTTTGCTTCTACAAAATCATCAACACCGTCTAAAGCTATGCTCTTTGTGTTACTGAAAGACGGAGTAGTTGCCGTTCCTATATTAGTGTCTCCGCTTGCGCTTGAATCGTATATTTTGCCCCATCGAATAGTATTATTGATTCTGCCTTTTCCGTAGCCGTTTGTATTGTTTACTGATGCCTCTCCCCAATCTATTGTATTCGCCATTTTCTTATGTTGTTATGTCTCCAAACAAATACCAAGTATTCGTTGCTACTTTTAATATTGTTGCTACTGCGTACTGAGCTGCAAGTTTTGTCTTTCCGCCGCTTGAGTTTACCGTTACGCCTCCCGATGGTACTATTGTAATTTGACCAGCACCACCTTGTATTATTTCTATTCTTGTTCCAATAGGAAAAGCTATTCCGCTATTAGTAGGAATTTTTAAATCTATTGCGCTACCGTTTGTGACTATGACCGTTTTATGGGCATCCGTTAAAACAAGGTTGTAAGTTGTAACCGTTTGCTCGTTTAACGTACTATCTTTAAGCTGCGCTCCGCTTATCTTCTTAGATGCAAAACCACCAGAGCCATCGCTTTCAGCAATAGCAAATAAATCCGTACTTGCAAGGTTGCTACTTTTTGCCGTTATCTGAC